GGGGTCTTACACCATTTGGATGAGCAAAGTTTTGTCTACGTACCTAAAGACTCGAGGAACTTTGACCCCACAGTTATAGCATTAAAGATGGAGAAAACCAAAGTGGATGCACTCCTGTCCCAAAACGCCTACCCTGTTAGTCAACCTACTAAGAAAGACAAACTTCGTGCACGTGACCACCCTATGTGTGACACCCTTCGATGCGTGTCGGTCACAATGATTATGGATAAGATCGCACAAAGCTACGTCGCTGTCGACAACGAGATGAAAGGATTAATTATAGCTGACTTGTTCGGTACCCAGAAGTTCTACGAACGACTTGGAGTTCGCCATGTACACTGTATTCATCCTCCCCGCGTTGACTACGATATCGCTAGCGGCAATGCAAATAATCTTAAGTGCCTATGTGAGTTTGCAGACTGCCCTTTATTGAGCAAAGTCTATCAGTCATTCAGTGTTCACTCATTGTATAATGTTGAACCTGAAGAGCTCGCAATAGCCCTTTCTAGACAGGTTTCCCCCGTCCACTACGCAATAGTCCACCCACACCATGTTGGCAACATGATGATGGGTGAAATGGTCGTCAAGGAATCGATGACGGACGGTTATTATTGTGTCAATGCCCAAGGCAATGACCGAATATACCACTCACGTGACGGCTTCTACGTGAAACCACTAACCAACACCAGCCGTGGCACCTTAGTTTCTAGCTTGATCACCAATGCGCTTGATCTCAGAGTATACGAAATAAAACTAGTTAAGAAACTTGCCATAGCCCCTACCACCCAACCAACTGAACCAATGATTCCACCAATTTTTGTAGGAGTGATAGATAGGCTACTACAAATCAATGGACCTGTGAACGCGTCGTTGCAACAAGCACTGCAGTCGCGTTATCACAGCGAATGTAAGGTGAGCAAGATAACCGATCATGACGCCGCTATGTTTAATGACCGTGTAATCGCTGCTGTAATGTTGAAGCGCAGTAGCGCAATCCTGAATACCATTGATAGTCTTCCCACCAGTTATGACGTGATTGTCGAGAAAGCATGCAAGTATGCAACTTATCGAATCTACGATCCCGTGGATAAGTTTCTACGTCATTTTGTGCCACCAGCACTTCAGCATTACGCACGCCTTGCTTGGTCTAACCGCTCAGTGTTGTACCGTTATGCTGTACCCATCACTATCACACCGCCCCTCTTAGCCTCAGCTTTATATAACTATTACCACGGTTTGAGCGGAATCCCTCGTATATTTATGACCGCTATTAACCTTTTCGTGATTAAACCAGCAGTCCTGGTCACAACAAAATTAACGCCAAGTATTCTTGGTGTCACTCTTGGTGCCGACACACGGACCTCCCATGTGGTAATGGAATCTTTACAACAACTCTATTCGCTGATAACATATGTTCTTGATTGTTTATTTCGCATAAACCTGAACACACATGTGTTTTATAACACTGCACACTGGGCAAATTGGCCTAAGTTATCAGCCACACACGTTCGGACGCTTGTCACATTTCAGAACGAAATTAGGCTATACGACTACTGCGATTGGTTAGATACGCCAGTATTCCCAGCCCCTGATTTTATCAAAATACCGAAATCACTGCCCGCTTGCAGAGCGCGTTCTCGAGCATCGTTAGTTGGTGTAGGCACTTTGTCGTACGTGCCCTGCATCAGACGAATGTGTGTACATAACCTAATTCGTGGCATCATCACACGTCTGTCATTTCCTGACCTACGAGACGTCGATGTATACAACTCAATGTCACATCTACGTGCCGAATTCTACGCCAAAATGACCGAATTTAGTGCCGAGCACGTACCAAAACAAATTATTCCTAACATGGACGTATGGTTCGGTCGCGGAAACTGGACACCAGCAAGACTAATTAAAATAAAAACAAGGGCGGCTGAAAATGACGTTAATCGAGCTACCCCATCACAGTCTGCCAAAGGCAACGTGAATCAAAAGTCTGAACTGGTCATTGACAAAATAACCGCTGATCCCCGCGTGATTATCGATTCCGACTTATCCATGTTAGTAAATGTTGGCCCTTACACTCACCTACTCTCCAAGTACTTAACAAAATATTTGTGCTGCCCCAAAACATTCAATGAATTGTACTATGCACCTGGTCACACCTCACATGAACACGCCAAGTTTATATATGAAAACCACAAATCGTTCACCTACTATTACGATTTCGACTTTTCACGCTGCGATGGTCATGTAATGCCTTTCCTAGTTGAACATGAATGTGAACTGTATAGTTTATTGGGTGCGGATGATAGAGTAGTGTCTTTCGTCCGTGCACAAAAGAGTATGAGGTTGGTCAACGTTCCAAACAACATCTACGTACCCAAAATAATATGTCGTTCAAGCGGTGTTCCTAACACCACTGTCGGCAACACACTTTGTATGATGTTGGTTATTTATTCCGTGCTACGAAAAATGGGCTTAGAGCAGAACACATTTAGAATATGTATAGGAGGAGATGATGGCATAATCTTGTCACAGCATCCTATATCGCTCCCTGACCTCGTAGCGCTGTGCTTAAAAGGTTACAATATGGTTTTGAAAGCGCACACAGCTAGCAATTTTTACGACCTTGAATTCTTTAGTGGTCAGATGTGGCCAGTTATCGATGACAACGTACCATGGTGTTTCGGTATGAAAGTGGCAAAACTACTATCTGTCTCGATGTGGCGCAAACCTGGCCAGTGGCTCGAAAGTCATACTTCTTGGTTAAAAGGCCTGGTAGGATGCCTAAATGCGCAACATGGGTGTGTACCATTAGTTGATGTTTTGAGCAAATGTCTCGAGTCCGATGATTCGTGGCAAGTAGATGAGTCATCGCATGCTCCTAAAATCGACAAAATCCGTGCTGCCCCGTTATTTGAGTCACGTTTTGGTATCGCACTAGAAGTCGCCGAACAGTGCTTTGCCAGTGCCCTCGCTAACATACCAAATTTAACAAACGATCCCGTTCTAAACCAAATTGTAAGTAAGACGTACAACACACCCACACCACCGGACTGTATTCTCGACGGTTGTAATATCGGCATGGGCATCTCGCAATCTACACTCGCCGTACTCAAGTTCATGGATGAGTTTAGCACTAAATTTATTTCTCAGGCACCATCTTTTGCCCAGCCCATACAATACAAATTTCTTTCTTCTACTGCTTGGCTATTCGCACTAACATGTGTTTTTGTCCCGATCGCTGAAGAACTGGTCAAGACTTGTTTATACTACCTCCATACGACACTTGGGATAAAAACCCAGGTCAACTATGGCCTTGTTTACGGTGTATATGAATATTTTGAGAAAATTCAAGCCTATGGACCATGTGTGATACTTAAAGCCATACCGCCTGTTCTTATGCATCAGGCTACCTATAAATATAATTACCTTTCTCGCTTGGTTACTCACTCTTTCTTCAACTGCACCACTATGCTGCTGTACTCTGGAGTATTTCGCGCTTTTTCCATTGACGTTTTAAAATTAGCATTTCTTGAAATTGCCCCAGGTGCTGCTCCATGTTCGATCGGGTTCTGTGTTACGACACAAAAACTCGTACTTAGCTTGCTCAATAACATGCCTAACAAACCTCAAACCCGAACTAAATCTCAAAAGAAGAGTAAGGCGCCTAAACGTGCTCAAAATTCTAACAACAGCAGACAATTAGTGCTGTACAAACCCCGACAACAGCCTCTCCAAAACATACAGAGGCCAATTGCAACAGCGAAGCAGACAAGATCGAATCAGATGTCCGCTGTGAACAATGGCCGTATGTGTAGAATGGTTCATCGCGAATTCGTTGCCCTTGTTTCCGGAACTGTTGCCTTTACCGCTACGAATTACTCCATAAATCCGAGTAATTCTACCTTATTCCCATGGTTGGCTTCCCAAGCTATTTTCTGGGAACAATACCGCTTCACCAAACTCACGTTCGAGTACATCACCAGGTGCTCTGCTACAACCAGTGGATCTGTGCTTCTGGCCCCGGACTATGATGTTTTGGATGCTCCTCCTGCAACCGAGGTAGCAATGTGCTCATACGCAGACTGCGTTGAGTGCGCACCATGGAC